ACAAACCGTTCCTGGGCTTTGGTAAAGGTTCCGTGAAAGCCGCTGTTTATCTGCGCGTTCAGCGCAAACAGCATTTCATATTCTTTTCTGTTTGCCATGAGCGGCTCTCTCCCTTTCTTCCATTACCATGTTGTGCGCTTTAATATATTGGCCCAATTCCCATAAAGGCATATTTTCCCATTCAGGAATGGAGGTGCTTCCAGATTGGGATAAAACTGTAAATTCCCTGCGGAGCCGCAGCCCACCCTTACCGGCTACAACCCCGAAGCGAGTAAAAAATAGCGAGCATGGTTACAAATCTGCAAGAAATCTGTAAGCGGCATTGCTTCCATTGCATCCATATCAATCCGCCTGCCGATTTCACTGCGGTATGTACAGGCGCGGACGGCCATCCCCGCCAAGTAATCTTCAGAATAAGCAGCGTTTACCACTGTTTTTTTCTTTTTCATCATGATTTCTGCTTCAATAGCCAGACTGTCCCGGCCTGTTAAAGTTGTCCAATCAAAAGAAAGTTTGTCATGTGTTTCTCCTTCATAGGTGAAAGGCTTTGCGAAAGTGTGAGTATATCTGTCAAAGTCCATACCATCCTCTTTCATTTTCTGTGTTAGCTTTGTAAGGGTTTCTGCAGCTTTAGCAGATTCCTTGATATTTTTTTCGGTATCCTGAACGCTTGTGTTTTTCTCGTTATCCATAAATGACTCCCTTTCCATTAAAAAAATATACGTATTTTTCTGTATTTTATATTGACATACGTATTATTACGTGACATAATTAAGACAAGAGGTGAGGAACGATGAAACGCAAAGACATCGACAAGGCACTGAAAAAAGCCGGCTGGATTATTTCACACGGCGGAAATCACGACCTTGCCACCCACCCCCAAAAGCCGGGAATTAAAATAGCCGTACCCCGGCACAAAGAAATCCCTGAATACACAGCGCGGGGAATCTTAGAAGACGCGGGGCTGAAATAAGCCCCCGCGCCTTACAAAACGATAGGAGGAAAATGAGATGAAATACGCATACCCTGCAATTTTTACCCCCATTGAAGATGGAAATTTTGATGTGAAAATTCCTGATCTGCCTGGATGCCGTACCTTCGGCAAAAATTTAGCTGATGCTGTTTTTATGGCAGAAGATGCTGCATCTATGTGGTTGTGGGATGCAGAAAATAAAAAAGAAGTTATTCCAGCCCCTTCAGAACTTCCGCAAGTCGAATCACCTCATTTTGTTAGCGTTATTGCAGCAGATACGGATGCTTACCGGAGGAAAAATGATTCCCGGGCAATCAAAAAAACGCTTTCTATTCCCAGCTGGCTAAATGCTCAGGCAGAACAGGCCGGGGTTAATTTTTCCCAGGTTTTACAGGACGCTTTAAAGGACCGTTTGGGCGTCCAATAATCTGCATAAAAGCCGCCTCATATGAGACGGCTTTTTTTCTTTAAATCTTGCCTAACGCCCGGCGCACATCGGCCATATAATCCTTGTCGCCAAAGATGCACCGCATGTTCCGCTTGTCGATTTCCCACAGCCGTTTTCCCTTTTTGTAGGCGGCGTAATAATACACTTCAAATTCCCCGGACGTGTCTGCCGCCGACATAGGCGCGACGGTACCCGGAGATAAGCTTTTTGTATGTACCAGCATAACGTATTTTTCAGCCCATAAGCCGACATCCGCCTGTTGGACTTCCCAAAATTCCTCCGCCACCCGCAAATCCAGCAGATGTTTTCCGGGAGATCCCAGATTTGCGGCGGCCTGCGTTACCGTGAGGAAATTGATACTGGTCGACATGCTTTCAACCATGCCCAGCAAAGGTACGTTTAATTTCCCCATTATGCCGGCTCCTTCAATTCCTGCCGTAAGGTATGAAATATCCGGCAGCTTTACTTTGGCTGTTCCCAATAGTTCTATGCTGTTTTCATAAAGCGCTAGGTTTATGTATGCAGCAGCTTGTTCGTTTGCAAAGCCCATCTTATCCCTCCTCTATTCGGACAGCAGCGCGGACGTTACGTAATCCGGATCGTATTCCAAAACGAAATCTATCTCCTGGGCCGGGCTGGGCGGCGTAATATAAATATGGATTTTTATAATGCCTGCCATTAAGCTGGTTACGGGGTTTTCTTCCCCAAGTATCTCTACCCGCGCCCCCAGGAGAATTTCCGAACTGACAAGTCCATTGAGCCAGATGCTGCAGGTATCCTGAATGGTATCCAACAGACGTTTGGTCATAGGCAGATCCAGCTTTGACCAAAATGTCCGGATTAAAGTATTGCCTATCCAGTCAAACATCCGGGAAACCGGTATAAAATAATCCTTTACGTCTGTATTGGCCGGATAACAGCCCACATAGTTGCCTTTGGCCGTCCAGCCCATGGACATAAAGTTTAAGGCGGTTACAATCCCGTAATCGCCAGCGATTATATTTACCTGTTCAAATGTTAAATTGATTTCTGTCCCGTCTGCCAGGCAGCAGCCATCAATTTTCAGTGCCTTATTGGACGGGGATTCATAAGGGCATCCAGCGTTGTCCGTATCCACTTTGGCCATGAGTCCGGCCAGCTGTGTGGATAAATGGAACTTGTAATCCCCTAATTTAACCATGGGCCAGCAAACGATTTGATTTTCGTCAATAAAATTATTCTTGTTTTTGTGGTAGGTCAGATGGGAATATTCCGTACATCCTTCCGGGCTGGAGTCAATATCAATAAGGGCTTTCCCGTGGAACAGGCCGTTGATACCGTCAGCCTTTGTGGCCATAACTGCCGCTACAGTGGTAATGTGGGAATATCCCGGAGCGCAAATGAGATCGGGGATTTTCCCTACTACTGTCATACATTCATCAATTACCCCTAATCCCCGGATAATGTCTTTTTCGTCAATCTGGCTAAATTCCACCACTTGCCCCTCCACATGAAGGGTGGCGGCGGTTAAATAATAATCGCTGGATGGCAGCAGCTCAATGATACAGGCGTTTTCATCTTCATCATATAAAACGCTGTAATCTTCATCTTCTGCCAGCACATTATCTTCCGCAATGGGATCATCCGATCCTGTTTTTTTAACGCATGTCACAATCAGTTTTTCATTGTGAACCGTTTCAAAGGGGATTGAAATTTTATGCTCTGCCACATCATAGTCCTTTGCTTCCCCGGCTTTCTGCATTTTTGTATGATCAAACACATTGCAGAAAATAACCGGCTGGCACCCAAACAACTGAAAATGGCTGTACATAAACTCACATAAGGTGTAGGTATCCCAATCGTAGGAAAACCCTAACTTTTCCACAGCTTCCTTCCAGCTTGTACAAAGAATAGGCGTATATGCTTTGCCGGGGCTGGCCGCTGCATGGGACGGGGCAAGCCCTACCACAAACGGGATGCCGCTGTCGGCCACAAGAGGCGTACTGATAGACGTGGCCTGTTCATAAATATGAACGCCCAAATTAGCCATTTATCTGCGTCCCCTTCCTTTTTTCCTCCCTCTGGGCGGCTATTTTTTGATAATTTGCGTATAAAGCGTTTCCGGGCTTTTTTACCTTGAGCCTTGCTTCCGCCAGGGCTGTCCCCGAAACAAGCAGGGTCTTTATCAGCGGAAACCGTTCTATGGCCGCAGAAGCGGCTGAAAACGCCGCTTCTCTCGTACCCATATAAATTTGCCCGTTTTGGATTAACCCCGGGATATTCGGCCCGATATAGCAGTAAAAACCGCCGTCATTAGGTTTTATCTGTTTTGAAATGGAATCTGTGTTGTTTCTTGCCATTGCCCAAGCTCCCTTCCGATTGATTTCATTTTCCATTGAGAGATCATTTCCCCGCCATAAAACGGGGCTGTTTTTTCTGTATAAAATAAAGCGTCCAGTCCTTCCCTCAAATCAAGGGTAAACTGTCCGCCGATTACAACCTGTTTCATGAGGGCGATCCGCATCCGCTCCATGAGATTTAATAACAATAGCCCACCTTCCTGCCCATCCTCGTGGTACACGCAAAAAACCGAACGGATTATAGCTGTACCGATGGGCTGTATTTGTCCAGGCGGGTGTACGTCTTTACTGTTAATAATTTGGTGGAGAATATAAGGAGCCTCTCTTTGGTAAGAAGCGCCGTCCGGCAGGTTCATTGAAAATACCTGAGCGGGCCGGGGCACTGGCCGATCTTCATCTTCTTCCTGGGGTTCAACAGGCATTACAATATCCTTTGTTGCTTCCAGGGTAAATTTCTTTAATTCTTCCAGTAGTATAACTCTTGTCATTTTTTACGTCCTCCATCCGTTCATCAGGGCCATGGCTTCATGGGCAAGCCGTTCCTCAAACTTTTTCATAGCCTCATCGGAAAGCTTTTCCTCTACTTCTTCCCCACCCAGCATTTGCGGAACAGAGGAGCCCATGACTTCTTTGACTTTTCCGGTACCATCCCGTTCAAAGATACCGGTATGGCCCAATCCCATCCGGGCCACGAAAGCATCCTCAAAAAGGGCAGGTGCTGTATTTTTTCGCTGGTGGCCATAGGTCGGAACGGAAGGATGGACCTGGAGCCACTTTTCATGAATCTGCGCCCGTATGAGCCTGCCGGTATCCGGTGTCGGTTCTATGGGCCTTGTTCCGTCATAACGGTACAAGGGGATTTTATGCCCCGCGAACCGGATAAAAGCCTGCAGGCCGTCCTGATGGGTGTACCGGACGGTGACATTTTCATTGGCGCGGATTGCGGCGGCGGAAATGGCGTACTGTTCCCGGATTGCCTTTACCGTATTGGAGCGCAGGCCGGATACCGCTCTTGACATGGCGCTTTTTATGGCTTTTTCCATGCCTCCGTCAATCCCTGTTAAAAGTGCGGCAGCCCGGTCAAGGACTTCCTGATTGACAGTCTTTACAATTACCGACAATTTTTAACCACCTCCAGTTTCATCTAAACTGCAGCATAAACGTTTTGTATTGTTTTTCTCAATCTCTGGCTGAAGAAAAACCCGAAGGATTATTCCTCCGGGTTTTTTTGGTCTGCTTTGTATTCGATCACGTCCGAAATCTGGCAGTCAAGATAGGCGCATATCTTATCCAGGACTTCCAGGGCTATATATTCCCCCTTGCCCATCCTTGCAACCGTTGCAGAGCTTGCCACGCTGTAAAGATCCTTTTTTTTCATTTTCTTTTTCACGAGGGTTATCCATAATGGTTCATAGCTAATCATCACGCCGCCGTCCTTTCCGATTTCTGCCTTTTATTATATCAATGAAATTATTATTTATCAAAGAAAATATTTAAAAAATGATAAAAAAGTTCTTGACTTTATTCCTGTTTAGAGTTATACTTATTACAGATTAAAGATAAACTTTATAAAGCAATAAATTAAAAGGCAGAAATAAGCAAACGGCTGCTAAAAAGAAGGAGATATTAAAAATGGCAAAGGCAAAAGCAAGGTACACGGTTCGGGTTCGCTCTTCCAAGAACGGCAGAAGGTTCGAAATAAAGGATGATTACTGGGATTCCAGACAAAATGCTTTCGTGAATCCGAACGGTGGCTTCTATTCCACAATGGAAAGCATGGAGAAAGTTCTCCGGGCCGCGGGGGATTTCCTCCAGAAAGCCCAGCCGGGAAAAGTTTACCAGCTCCAGACGCTGAACTATCCTTTTGGAGAGATTGATCGGTTTTCTGAAGTTCCTGCTAATTGGTTTCATTAAGGCAGGATGGTGGGGGGGTCCCCCCCCCCCCGCCCGGCGGGGGCGCCCTTCCCCGCCCGCGCCCGTAGGCGGGACGGAACTTGTCGACAAGCCGCGAA